GGAGCAAATGCTGCCGATTCAGCTGGTAGTGATAATGGTGTAGTAAATGTTGTAGCAGGAGTCAATTTTCAAGTAGGAGATATTATTTATCTTCAAGAAATAGATGGTCAAGAGTATGAAGTTACCGAAATTGTATCTAACGCTCTGACTGTTAGACAACTTGATAATCCTAATGGTGGAGGATTAAAATCAGATATTTCTTCTGGAACAGCAGTTCGGCGAAGATGGAGATTCTATGATCTGTTTAATGCAGCTCCAGGCACTTCAGAATATGCAAAATCATTAAATATGCTAACAGCAAATGATGAAATGCATATTGTTGTATATGATGTTCTAGGAGAAATTACTGGAAATTCAGTTAATGTTGCTGGAAAACGATTAGCTTCTTCTATAGAGAGCTATGGATATGTTTCTAAACATTTAAATGCAAAAACTTCTCAAGGAAGTGCTAATTATTACCCAACAGTAATTAATAGGTCTTCTCAGCATATTCGATGGATGGATCATCCTACTACTGGTGCAACGGATTGGGGTACTGCAAAACAAGCATCTAATAGTGATATTTCATTTGATAGTGCTGGTAAATCTATTGACAGAGATTTCAGTGTTAATGGAATGGGTGCAGATGATTTTTCTGCAACAGTTGGTGAAATTAAAGCTGCATATGATCTTATGTCAGATTCTGAAATCGTAGATGTCAATTTAGTTATTTCTGGTCAAACACCTGATGCAACAGATTCTGCAAAACAGCATCTAATAAACATGATTGATTTTGTAGAGGGTAGAAAAGACTGTGTAGCATTTATTTCACCTCAAAGGTCTGATGTTGTGGGCATTCCTTCTTCTGTAACACAGACATCAAATGTGAAAGCATTCTTTAATCAAACAGGTATTCCAAGTTCATCTTATGCAGTATTTGACTCTGGATATAAGTATATGTTTGATAGATATAATGACGTATTTAGGTTTGTACCACTAAATGGAGATATTGCAGGATTATGTGCAAATACTGATTTTGTGGCCGACCCTTGGTTCTCACCAGGCGGATTTAATCGTGGACAAATTCGTGGTGCGGTTAAATTAGCATTTAATCCATCAAAAACACAAAGAGATGAACTTTATCCTGCTCGAATTAATCCAGTGGTTTCATTCCCAGGCGAAGGCACAGTTCTCTTTGGTGACAAAACAGCATTGTCAAAACCAAGTGCATTTGATCGTATCAATGTACGAAGATTGTTTTTGGTATTGAAAAAGTCAATTTCAAGGTCTGCTAAATTCCAGCTCTTTGAGTTTAACGATGAATTTACAAGGTCACAGTTTAGAAACACCATTACTCCTTTCTTGAGAGATGTTCAAGGTAGGAGAGGTATTACAGACTTTAGTGTTGTATGTGATGCATCTAATAACACAACTGAAGTTATTGATCGAAATGAGTTTGTTGCAGAAATTTATGTGAAACCAAATAGGTCTATTAACTTTATCTCACTTAGTTTTGTGGCTGTCAGAACAGGTGTTTCATTTAGCGAGGTAGGAGGATAATATGTCACGAACAATTACAGAATTTGTAACTAACTTTAAGCATGGTGGTGCAAGAGCAAACCAATTTGAAGTAAGATTAAATTTTCCCAATGATGCAAAGGCTGCTGATGCAACAGGTTCAAGGTCTAGATTTATGGTTAAATCTGCTGCATTGCCTGGGCAAGCAATTGATGAAGTTCCAATAGAATATAGGGGAAGAACACTCTATGTTGCTGGAGATCGTACATTTGAAACATGGACTACTACTATAATGAATGATGAAGATTTTGAAGTACGAACTGATATTGAAAAATGGATGAATTTGATTAATAGTATGAGAGATAATGTAGGTCAATTAGGCCCATCTGGTTATATGAAAGATCTTAGCGTCATTCAATATTCTAAAAGTGGTGCTCCGATTAAAGCATATGAGTTGGTTAATTGTTGGCCTATTTCTATAGGTCAAATTGATCTAAGTTGGGATACTAGAAGTGAAATTGAAACTTTTGATGTAACATGGCGTTACACTGACTTCAAGGGTGGCGGACAGCAAAGTCTACCACTATCTTCTAAGATAGCAACTCTTGAAGATATTGCTCAAATTATCTCCGATGCTAGTTAATGAAGGATAGATAAATAGTATAAACTATTTAGAGAAATAATATTATGGCACAAATATTCGGATTTAATATCACAAGATCATCTGAGGTAAGTAAAGGACAACCAACTTTTCCTACTTCAGATGATGGTTCACAAGATATAGCTGGTGGTGGATTTTTCAGTGAATTCCTTGACATGGAAGGCAAGGATAGAAGTGAATTAGACTTAATCAGGAGATATCGTGATATTGCATTACATCCTGAATGTGATTCGGCAATTGAAGATGTTGTGAATGAAG